ATCAATGACGCGGCAGAAGCTCGAGCCGAATTAACTAAATTGCGACAAGCACAAGAAATTACATTCAAAAATATAAGAAATTTCTCAGCTGCGTCACAACAAATAATTACTATGACAGAGCAGTTAAGTAAAACTGAGGAAAATATTGCAGAACTTGCAAAAGCGATTAAAGAGAATCCGGCGGCAGTACCACCTACACTGTTAGATAATAGAAACACTAATAATGTAAGTAATCCAACTGCAATGTTTTTAGGAGGGAACTCAGGTTTTGACGAAGCCGCTGGAGCATATATTCGTTAATGTGGCAATCAATAAAGAAAAGGTTCAAAGAACTTTGGAACGTTGATAGTCTTATCGACCTGTTCGTCGATGCTTTCTTATTATTGTTTGATGTTATCACTTCACCAATATTAATCTTTGTCAGATTAATCAGACATTTCTTCGACAAATGGATAAAAACCACTATCAAAAGATTTTTGAAGTGGTTTGCTCATAAGATATTAAGATTATAGTGTGTAGGGAGGACTTGGGTTTCACCTCCAACTAGGTCGACCGAGATACCATCTTCCAAATCCCCTAGAACTTACTCCCACTCGGTAGAGTGATGTGATCTTCAGCTGCTAAGCCTTAAACCTGGCTACCACGCCTGAGCAATCAAGTTACGCCTCTTGGTAAGACGCGTTTCCTTGCACTACACTATTTGATCCGTCGATCAAATTCCGTAATTCCATGTGAGGGACTGACCGTGGTCCCTCGCGCGTTTATTAAGTAACGACCCTATCACTTAGCCTTCTTGAGCTAATTTTGCGAAGTAAGACATTGTATCGTCTTCTTCTTTTTCTTCTTTGACAAGTGTATCAACACTTTCGACATTTGCTGCTGCCATAGGTGCAGCTGCTGGTTGATTCATCTGTGCCTCTTGTCTCATTGACATTTCACCTAATGAGTCTGTGTTTTCACCAAGAACTTTTTGCAGTTTCGCTTTAAGTTCATCATATGTTTTATAGTTACTTGGATCTACAAACTCATCGAGTTTATGCATTGAATCATATACGGTTTCAAGCCTTGTTTCATCGGCATCATATAAAGCTGCTGGTTTATCAAACTCTGATTTATCATAGTTTCTGTAACCTTCAACGTTTCTTATTTTAAGTTTGAAGTTAGCACCTTCCCAAAAATCAAATGGGTTTATTGGCTGTTCATCAGCAAATTGTGGTTGCATAACATCCATGATTTTATCAAAGATTTTTTTACCGAACTTATAAAGGAATACTTTACCTTCCGCGTCAGGATTGGCCGAGTCTTGAAGTACTAATATGTTGGTTACATAATGTAATCTTCTTTTTTGAGCTCGAGCTTTTTCTTTGTCGCTTTCAATACCTGTATTCCATAGTCTTGAATTGAGTTCTCCAACCGGATCGGTTTGACCAATTGATGTCAACGAGTTTTCAATGTACCATAAACCTGTTGGACCTTTGAACCCATGATCCCAGTATCTTACCCAAGGCAATTCCTGGCCTTCCATTGAGGGAAGGAATCTGAATACGGCATAACCATTACCAGCTTTATCTACCGTTGGTTTCCATATTCTATCATCTGCGTAGGATTTTTTTTCGCCTCCACCAGTGGCTTCAGCTGCTTGAATAAGTTTTGAGATTTGATCTTTATTACGTTTTAAATTTTGAAATGACATTTATTTTCCTTGTATAACTGAAATATTAACTGAATTATATTATAATACATTTAATGAAAAATGTACACGTTTATTTATACGATTAGTCAGCAAAGGCGCTGTCCAATGTATTCTGCTTTGGTAAGAAGTTTAGGTTCATGGCTTCGGCCT